ATAAAAGTGTTAGTAAAACTATACCGTACCATCTTATAATCAAAAGAAATGGTGATATTGAAAGTGGATCATCAGTCGATATTACTACCAATCATGTACCTATAAATTTTAGACCTTTTAGTATTGGAATTGCCTTTGTTGCTGGATTTAACCACGGCAGACCAACAGATGGTACTAAAGGTATTTTATCCGCAAACTCTATAACACGAAGTCAGATGGAATCTTTTTATACAGTCATGGAAGCATTTTATAGACAATATCCTGGCGGTGATGCATTTGGCAAAAAAGACCTAGACAATGAAAGTAGTTCGCCTGGTTTTGATGTGGGAGATGTCGTTTTTGAAAAATTCAAAAAAACAAACTCTTGTAATCCATCAGTGTCAAAAAAGTTTTTAAGTAGTAATGATATCATTGCCACAAAAAACACTGATTTAATTTATGTAACTAAGATTGGAGTCCAGTAATGGCAGATACGTGGGAAGAAGATCTGGTTGGAGCAAACCAAGTAAGCAAAACCCAAAAACAAGAAAATGGGTGGTCAGATCCTAGCGGTGAATATCCACACACGGATTATCACTATCAACCATCTTTGAACAAACAAGCAACTGGTGCAGATGTTAGTACTATGGACATCAACGGTGGAGATCCTAGTATAGATCTAATAGATTTATTAGGACCTTTGCCTGGTGCAAGTACATATTCAGATGTAAGTGTTAGACGGACAAAATCTGGTCACATTCTGACATTTGACGATACCTTTGGACAAGAACATATTTTACTCAAACATAAAGATGGGTCTGGTTTCATGTTGAAAGCAGATGGAACTATGGTTATGACTACTAAGAAAAATCGTGTCACACAAATTGCTGGCACTGACGCACTTCTTATAGAGGGTGATCTAAAAATATCTGCACAGAATTTAGAAATAGATGCTACAGGTGATTTGGATATGCGTGTTGGTGGAGATTATAACTTGTCAGTCGGTGGAGAAAAAACCGAGGAGATAAAAGGTTCTAGTAGAGAAGTTATTGATGGTAGTAAGATTACAAAGATGAAAGGTTCTAAGAGTGAGACTATTGTCGGCAATGACACTAAGATAGTTTTTGGAGACAACAATCAGATTATAAAGGGAAGTATGTCATTTACTATTGGTGCAAACTTTGACGTAGGGGCAACTGGATATAGTAAAGTAACATCAGAACAACAAGTCGCAATTACAAGTCCACAGATTGATATTGTGGGTGCGAAAGGGATGTTTGAATTGTTCAGTGGAACTATCGGTGGACAGAACACAGTGATGTATTCAAAAACACTTTATGGTTCTAGTGCAACGTTCTCAAAGGCAATAACTGCCAATGGTGTTATTTCTACGTCAGGTATGACTGCACCTGCATTTCATGGAGATCTAAACGGTATTGCAACCAGTGCGGTAAATGCTGGTACTTCAAATAAAGCAGTCAGTATTGGAACTGGCGGTTCCGCAGTTTCTGCTGGTGCTACCACCGCGACAGGATCGATGGATAACTTCTCAACTCAACAACCAGACGAAGGTGCCATAAAATCAATTCTAACAGGTGATCCGAGAGGAGTGAAGTTAGTATCTATTGATAAAGATGGTGAGATAGAAAAAGGATTCAAGAGAGTTAAGTATACGGTGGCACAGGTACGTGCTTTGCTAAAAGACGCAATATACCAAACTTCAGATTTCTATAAAGAGTTGGGTGAACTAAATGTAATCAGCGAAAACTATTTTATAAAAATTCCACCTGCTATTGGTAGAGTCACAAATGGACTAAAAGCATATTTACCATACAATACAGTTGGGAGTACAAACAGTAGAAACTTTATAACTGGTCAAAGAGGTGATACCACATTTATACCAGATACAACATATGATCCAAATTGGATAGACCCAGAAGGTGGTGTTATGAAAATAAACTCAAAAACTCTTATTGGTGTTGGAATTCCTATTTCTACATTTCTTGCTGGCGTTGGCAGTTCTACCACATTGAATCATCTAGATTCTTTTGAAAAACGACAGACACTTGCAAGACAACTCATGCTTCAAACTGAAGTAGTAAAACTTTGTAGAAATAACGTAGACAGATTTAAGAATTTTAGATTGGTAGTCGTAGAAGGGGTTGCAAAAAATACAGATGAATCTACTGAGGGAAGTGTCTTAGACTTTAGAAAAAAAGGACAGGCAATAACATACGAACTTTATGATGTAAATAATAGAAATCTTCCCTCTGTATCATATGAGTTTGCGGCATATATCGCAGATCAACTGCCAATGTATAATAAAATAACTATTAACTATGACACCATACAACCAAACCCTGGTTCATTGCCACATGAAAAGATCAATACTCAAATAATTGTGACTATGCCAGAGATGGATCAAGATTATAAGATTGTCAATGGTGACAGGGCAGAATATAAACTAGAGACTGTGTATAACGATAATGTACAATCAAACTCTGACCTTGTGGAAGTATTACTAAAAGGTAGAATGGATGTGAGTTCAACTACTAAATCTCCACACAAGTCAGGTAGACAATATACAAGTGCAGACTTTTCACCTTCCAAATACGCATCAGGTATTGCCGAAAAGATAAATGAAATACATCCAAGTATTAGAGATAAAATGGCGAGTGGAATACAAGATTATCTTACCAGAAACTTTAACGATCTAAGAGACATGAGAATAACTGAAGCATTCAGATCTAAAGCAAGGTCTAATAAACTAAAAGCGGCAGGTACTAAAGCGGCAGGTGGTGGATACTCTTGGCATAATTACGGTGCGGCAATCGACATTGCAATATACGTAGATGGTGTCTGGGATAATGGATCTAAGTCTGTAGAAGAATATACTGGAAGACTCCGAAGATCGATGGAGCGGTTTGGTATAACAAATCCTATCAGTGGTGATTCGGGTCATTTTACTCCAAGCAAGTTTGGAGTTAGTGTAGACGAAAGACTAAGAACAAAAGAGATATCTCTGGACGACTATATTGCAGAAGTCGGAATTTAGGGTATAAATAAAGGTAAATATCAAAAGAGAAGATCATGGCAAAAAGTTTATCAATAGAAGACGGAAACTTAGGTACATCGACGATTCTTGGATCGCGAACTAGGGAATATAAAGACATTGATCTTACCTTTACAAATAAAAAAAATGGAGAAATTTTTAAAAAGTCTCATGCGGCGGCAGTAACACAAGCAGTAAAAAATTTAGTGATGACAAATTTCAACGAGAAACCTTTTTTACCAACCTTTGGGGCAGATATTAGAAGTCTTTTATTTGATCTAGCAGATCAAGACTCTGGAAGTGATATAGAAGACAATATCCTTTCTGCTTTGAATGTTCACGAACCAAGAGCAAAAGCATTAAATGTTGTTGCAACATCAAATCCTGATTATAACAGTGTAGATGTGAGAATAACATTTCAAGTAATAAACACACAAGAGGAAGTATCTCTATCAATCGTACTGGCAAGGTTAAGATAACATGGCAACAACTATAAAATCCACGGCACTAGACTTCACAAGCATCAAGCAGAATCTAAAAGATTATTTGAAAGCACAGACAGAATTCAAAGACTATGATTTTGAAGCATCTGGGTTGTCCAACATACTTGATGTTCTTGCATACAATACGCATATCAATGGTCTTACATCTAACTTTGCATTGAACGAATCGTTTCTTGGCACTGCACAACTACGATCTAGTGTTGTATCACTTGCCACTGGTATTGGATATATTCCAGATAGCATGACCGCATCACAGGCAACTGTACAATTATCTGTAGATTTATCTGCGGTATCTGGTAGACCTGCCACTGTAGATCTTCCTGCATTCAGTAAAGTTACTGCAAACGTAGACGATGTATCATTTACATTTATGACAAAAGAGGTGTTTACTGCGGCAGATGACGGTGCTGGTAACTATGTATTCAAAACATCTGGTGGTAGTTCTGCTATTCCTATATTTGAAGGAACACAAAAAACTAAAACTTTCTTAGTAGGAGAGTTCAATGAAGCAGATGTGTATATCATACCAGATTTGAATATGGATGCATCTACTGTAATCGTCAGAGTTTATGAAACATATGGTTCTACTAGCAATACGGTATACAATAACATTACTGGTGCCACGTCCATTAGTCCAACATCAACAATTTTTATTCTTAAAGAAACACCGAATGGGTTTTACCAATTATCGTTTGGAGGTAATGGAGTTCTTGGACTTTCACCTGCGGCAGGTAATGCTATTGAGGTAACATATATTGCTACTAGTGGTGCAGTTGCAAATGGAGCAACTACTTATACTCCATCATCACAAGTTACAGTTCTTGGAATTGCATACAATCTTACTGTGTCAAGTCCTACCAAATCAGTTGGTGGTGATGCTAAAGAAACTGTAGAATCTATTCGTAGAAATGCACCGTTCCAGTATGCAACACAAAATAGAATGGTTACACCAGAGGATTACACATCTATTATAAACAGAAACTTTTCTACTCTTATTGATGATATTGTGTCATGGGGTGGAGAAGATAACTCAGAACCAAAGTTTGGTACAGTATTTTCATCGATAAAATTTGAAGATGATGTTGATGCTGATACGATTGCGGCAACCAAAGAATCTATTAAAGAACTAGTAAAACAGTTGGCAGTTGTTTCTTTTGATATTGAATTTGCAGATCCAGTACAAACATTTATCGAAGCAGATATATTCTATCAAATCAACCCTAACTTAACAACATTATCAAGCAACGCAATTTCAACAACTATCAATACGAAGGTAGGCAATTACTTTACTACAACTTTAGGTAAGTTCGGTAAGTCTTTTCGTAGATCAAACTTATTGACTTTAGTGGACGAAGTAAGTCCTGCGGTTCTGTCTTCTCGTGCAGTTGTAAGAATGCAACAAAGAATTACACCCACAGTAAATGTCAAAAATTCATTTACAATAAACTTTCCATCAGATCTTTCTCAACCTATTATATCTAACACACCGACACCAGAAGATTATGTTGTTAGATCCAGTTTGTTTACAGTGGACGGTGAAACATGTCAAATCATCAATGAAACATATGCCGTTGCTGGTGTTGGATACTCAAGTAATAAACTACAAATTGTTTCAGCAGGATCGGGTACAGTAGTTGTAGACAACATCGGTAGTTATGATGGTTCAAATCGAAGAGTTAATATAGTTTCATTTACGCCTAATGGTCTTTTAGGTGGTGATGGTAAAATAAAAATATCTGTACTGCCTGCTAATCAATCTGCAATATCACCATTGAGACAAAATATATTAGAATATGATGGCACTGAATCTGTAATAACTCCTGTAACTGTAACTGCGGATAACTAAAAATGAGTGACGTAACCCTAAAAGATCTAGGTAGAAGAGAAATATCTCTTACCACTAGTCTTATACAAGACGTGTTACCAGAATATTTTAGAGAAGATAATCCTAAATTGATATCGTTCCTTGAAAGGTATTACAGAACATTAGATTCTGATCATAGTATCTCTTCGGCAGGTGATATGGTTTCATCTCAAAGACAACGAGAGATAAATGGTGCTTTAGATGCCAGTGGAAATGTTATACAACATCACGATTCCGACGTTGGTTTAGTTGGGTACAGTTGGGATAGTGATAGAAACTTTGGATATCAATTACATAATTTACCAACACTTCGTGACGTTTCACAAACAGATAAAGAAAATCTTACGTTTATAGAGGACGAACTTCTTCTCGGACAAAACTATATCGAGGGTGCGTTAGATCAACGTACTGGTGCAGAACTTTCTAACAACTTCTATCGATCTAAAGGCACGAAGTTTGGTATAGAGCGTTTCTTTAAATTATTTTTTGGTGAAACACCCGAAGTCGTTTATGGCAAAGACTTAGTTATGAAGGTTGGGGATAACATAGGTCCAGAATCAGGATTGTATATTACAAATGATACAATATATCAATTTTGGGGATTACTGATCAAAGTTGGTGTATCTTCTTCTGAATGGATGGATCTATACAAACTGTTTGCTCATCCTGGCGGCATGTATGCTGGTGCATCAGTCTTGATTGAGGGTATAAATGCAGATATATCATTCAACAATATGCCAATATTTATCGAAGATGCTAACTTACCGACATTTGAAGGTCAAGCATTCTTAGCACCGAAAGCAATGTTGTCTGCATCTGGTATTATTGGTACGCATCGTTATCCATACGATAGTGCAAACGTAGGAAACTTAACTGGTAGAACTGATACACAGGGCGGTAGTTACAGAATTGACCTCGACAAATCAAAGTTTGGAGATTATGCAACAATCGGTGGAACTGATGTGGATAATAATCATCAGGGTACACTACGTGGTTTGGATAACATGTTCGGTAACATCGTTGATATCGTAAGGATCAATTCACAAACAATGGATGCGGATAGTTCTAGAGGTGTCCTTAGATTCTCTACTGATCAGGTTACTATCGATGCAGATAAGTTCAAATATAACAGCGATTCGGCATAATAACTATTATAAATAGATTTAACTTATAGGGTTAGAAAATGGCAAAACAAACAATTAATAACGGAACGTTGGCAAACGACAATACTGGCGACACACTTCGTGGAGCATCTACTAAAATTAATGCCAACTTTACCGAAATATATAATATATTAGGTGGTAGTACACCAACAACTACTATCACGTTGGGGGCGTCCTCTATTATATCTGAAGGTTCTAGTGCAGATGATTATGAAACAACACTTGCGTTTGCCAATACAACTTCTAGTGATAAAACAATTACACTTCCAGATCTAACTGGTACTGTTTCTCTTATCACTGCAACCGAAACACTTACAAATAAAACTCTGACCACACCCACATTAACAACACCAAAAATTAATGATACATCTGGTCACACTTATAATCTAGCAGTAAGTAATCTTGCCGCAAATAGAACTATAACATTACCGTTATTAGGTGCCGCAGACGAGTTTACATTCAACGCACACACACAAACTTTAACTAACAAGACGTTGACAAGTCCTACTCTTACGACACCAAAAGTGTTGCAATATACAGATACTAATGGTAACGAGACAATCAAAACTGCCGCAACTGGTAGTGCAGTAAACTTTCTTACTGTAACAAACTCTGCCACTAACACTGATGTAGGTATCAGTGTGGATGGAACAGACACGAACATAGATTTAAGCATAACACCTAAAGGAACTGGACATATCTTCTATAGTGGATTGCCATCACCAGCAATTGAAACACTCAGTGGATCTGGTGCCGCATCATTAACAGTACCGTTGACGCTTATAAGCAACGGTGGTTCTACCACAGTAACCATAGGCGATGGTCCTTCTGGTAAATCAGCACTTAAAAAGTTTGTTAATATTGGTGCAGGTGTTACAACAATTACAGTTGGATCAGGGGCAAGTAAATTTGCAAATGGAACTACCGTTGCACTTGCACAACACGCAGTAGCAGAACTCATATGGACTGGTGCAATATGGGTACTTACTAATCAGGCAACGTCTGGCACTGTACCAGCATTAACCGTAGCATAAACGAGAGAAAATAACATGGCGGCAATAATTACACAAAAAATGAAAAGTCTTTTGATGAATCAGTTAAAAGCAGACGCAGATTCTTCCGCAAACAAATACTATATTGGTATTGGAAGAACTGAAGACTGGAACGATACAGACACAGAACCTACACCTGTAATAACTGATAGAGAAGAAAGAGATTTCAGACTTAGTATGCAAAGTGCAAAACTTGCCGCAAACTATTCTTTTGTTATACCTCGTGTCAACTGGTCATCAGGTACAACTTACAGTCAATACGATGATACAGTTGTATCTCACCCAACTCAACCATACTATGCCATGACCGACAATAACCAAGTTTATGTGTGTTTACGACAATCTAGAAATTCCGCAGGTGTTGCACAACCATCGACTGTTGTACCATCAGGTACGGCAAGCGTACCATTCACAACAAGCGATGGATATGCATGGAAATTTTTATATACAGTTGGTGTTCTTGATAACACTAAC